GAACCAGACCTCAAAAGTCCGGCTGCTGCTGCATTGCCTGTGATCCCTCTAGAGCCTTGATCGGCTTGGAAGTCATACCCGGCGTTTTGTTTATAGGTGTCAAAGCCAGAGGTATCACCATTCAATAGGGCGTTATAGGCGTTGATACCAGTCGCAGCATTCTTAAGAAGAGGGCTGAACGACGAGTTAATTGCGTCATATGCCCTATTAGACGAGCTAGACTGCTGCTTTTGTTTCGAGCCTCCGAAGATGCTACTCATTTGTTATTCTCCCATTCTTCTTTAGAGATTAGAAATAACTCACACGGTCCTACCTTGGTGTGGATAATACCCTGTGATTTACACCCTATCTTCTTGGCAAGCCACCTAGCACCTAGATGAGTGATTGGTGTCAAGCCTTGGATTAGTTTGACGTCGTAGTTCTCAAACAATTCCTTTAGATGACTAGTGGCTGTCTCGATTGCGGCCTTACCTCTGTTATGATAGAAGTAATGACCATATACGGCACCGGGGTAGAAATGCTCGAACATCGAGACGTCTCCGTCTTTGTTTGTCAAGGCAATGTTCTGGTCATCTTTAAGCCATTCCTCTACGTCAAGACCTACGATTTCGTCGGCATACAACGAGGTGGCTTTTGTGACTATGTCTTTATCGAAAGTCCTCATACCAGCTCCAAGGCTGCACACCCAAGACGCATCGTGGCTGCGTTAGGACTTACAGAGATTCCATAACCTGCGATGGTGTTGGTGAGATAGGCGGTAGCACTCTCAGAGTACATCACGTCAAAGTTCTTACCATCCATCGCTATCTCGAAGTACATCGTCCCCGAAGACTTTCTCAGACGATAAGCAATAGGCTTTAACATTATTTCGAGAGAGCCTGTGATGTTAGCGTTTGACCCGGTGTCGTTGACGGTAGAGAAATAGTTTCTCCACATCACGGTGTTACGGAAACCAAACTGTAGCCTCTTCCCGGCATCGTCTTTGAGATGGATACCCATCCCCCAGTTCCCGTTATTCGGGGAAGCCAGATAGATGATCCCAGTAAGGGTGACGTCAGCGGTTGTTCCAGTGACGGCGATGTCAGCAGCCATGTGACAATAAGAACTAGTAGTAGCTGTCAGAGATACCCCTGTGGCGGCGTCATCGATGGAATAGGCGGAAACACCAGACGCTGCATCGGCAGTGAAGTCAGTCGAAGCCGGTACTGTCCAGTTACCGCCATTGAAGTAGTCGTTACCACTACCTCCACCACCACCACTCAAAGGGATAATTGTAAGATCGACTGTGTCGGCATTCCAGTTAGAGCCATTGACCTTGGCGGCAACCGTGAAGGTGTTTGACCCGGCGGTTAGACCAGACAGCTTAAATGCTCTTGCACCGGTAATAGCAAAGTAGGTACCGGTCCCCGATCCTGTAAAGGAGTAGGTATCAGATGCAGCCAAAGTAGTGGCGCCACTGACTTCTACAGCCAACCAGAGGTTGTACCCCGATCCGTGGGTGTTAGTGAAGTTTCTACAACTTATAACGACTAGGACTTCTGTCCCCGTCGTGGCGGTCACAGTAGGAGTATTCGTGAGAGTGGCATAACTCGTAGAAGTAATACCAGTCTGTCCAGCCCCGGTATCGCTATAGTAGGCTACTCCTGAGCCTCCTCCTCCGCCAGTGATGGCGACGTCAGTGACGGCAGTGATATGTCCTTGGGCATCGACCGTGAGTTGTGGAACATTCGTGGCGTCACCGTATGTACCCGGAGTGACTGTAGAGTCGTCATGGTTGATGGTGATATCGGTAGATAGGTTGCCACCACCACCAAGGGCCGTACCGGCTGTGACAGTCCTTGCCGCCGCCCATGTATCAATCAACGTCTGGGCTTCTGCGGCAGAGATACCGTCAGAGATATCAATCTGTCGTTCTTGTGCCCATCGAATGAAATAGTCGGTAGGGTTTCCGTTGTCGTCAACGATGGCAAATTGCTTAGCCAGAGGCTGTAGTGTTCCTACCATTGTTTACTCCAAGTTTACATCAAGAGAGTCGATACGTGCGACTGCTCCGTCATCAGTCAGCCGGAATAGACGTCCCGGGTACTTAATCAAACCAAGAGAATACCAAGTAATGTCTTGGTTATAGTCTCCGGTGATGGCGGTCTTGACGTCGTCTGCTACGACATAGCTGTTCCCGTTGTCATCAGAATAACTTAGGGATATAGTCATATCAGACTGGGCCGGACTGCCAGTGGAGGCAGTGAGATCGACAGAATAGACTGGTGAATGTTGACGACCTCTCTGTACCATCTGCCCTGTGGCGATTCTCTCGAAAGTGCCTGCGGGTTGGTCATCTTCTAGGTTGTCGTCAAGTCCGTATGTTGGGTCTAGCACCCAGAGGATTCCGGTGCTGTCATCTCCTACGACGACGTTAGAGCCATAGACACCACCGATAGAGCCAGATGAACGCCAGTTCATCCCGATGGAGGCCCTCCAAGCACTCTGTCCAGCCGTATTAAAATAAGACCATTTACCAGTCTCTAGGTCGTAGACCAATGTTTTAAACTTAGTCCCAAGTTTCAGGACATAGAAGTCATGACCGTCTAGGGTATAATACCACGACCGGAGGGCTGGATTAGAGATTGTACCACGAACAACTGCAAGGGTATAGCTCTGAGTTGTCTGGATTTCTTGGGCAGTCCAACGATAGACGACATCGATAGAGGCAGCAGTAGACCTGATGTAGGGGGTCGGGATGTTATAGACAGCCTGAACACCCCCACCAGATGCTTCAATAGTGCTGGCACTCTGCTGTACTGCTAGGGTATCACCCTGAGGTGCATTGATAGAAGCGGCAGCAACCATTGTTTATCCTTACGTAGTTCTATTGATTTTGATGTCGGCGTCGTTGGCAGCCGAAGGTAGCCAATACGTACTAGTCTTTGGATCGGCCTCGAAGACGTCTTTCCAGTAGGATTGAGACGTAGTGATAGGCCTGTCTGCTCCGTCTACTGTAGCAGGAGTTCCGCTAGGATCAGACACAAGAGATACCTGAAGAGAGCCGTCACCGCCGTCGCTCTTACCTGCTCTGACATAGGTTAGCAAGGCCTTGACAGATGTGACCGTACTAGGCAGATTAGACAGGCTTCCCTGATAGGCTGCTGGAATAGGAGAGTCTGCCGCCGAGATATACTGAGAATCGACGGGAGGGATATTATCAAGAATCTGATAACCGGTAGTACCTGTCGAGGGAGTCCAGTTCAGGGAGGTATCACCAGTTGGTGACAGCGTAGTAACAAAGACAGAGCCTAGGAAGTCAGTATTCAAAGTACCAGATGTATCCCAGACTACGAAGTCTTTCCAGTAGCATTCCATAACCACGGACGAGCCATAGTCTTTTGCTCCGACTGATACCTGAGCTATCGGGGAAGTTCCGGTGTTAAGACTGGTTTCAGAGATGACGGTATCTCCCTCTACCCTTACTTCTACCGTACCAACAGTGGCACTGATCGAGACTTTCGCCTCGACATGATACCAAGACCCTGCCGCAACGACAGGACCGGTGGTTCCACCCAAGAGGGTACCGTTAGCGAGCTTGACTTGGATAGCACCAGTAGTTGTGACATACAAGTACATGATTACGTTATTGAGGGCGTCTCGGAAGGCATAACCCGGTCCGTATCCGCCTAAGACGAAACCATCTACAAAAGGTAGAGCAGGCATATACAGACGACCTGCCAATCCAAGAGTAGTCACAGACGATGGAAGGGCTAGGCGGGCACCGAAAGAACCGCCTTTGGTATGAAGGGTATAACCAGACGACACCCCGTCTGGATCGGGAGAAAGGAACACCGTAGTTCCATCCAGTCCGCTGATTTCGGAGTAGACACCATCAGTCATAAAGGAGGTGTCAGTCCCATAGATTGAGAAATTATCTGCATGTAGGATTGCCATATCTGACTCCTTAGATATTCTGTGTAGCGATGGCTACTCTGATTTGTTCTTCTATGCCGGGGTTAGAGATACGTTGGGGGGTGCCACCTCTGACAAGAAAGACTCCGCCGTCTCCGTCTACTACCACCATACTCTCATGGATGGCGAGGCCGGTGCTTTTCCAAGACCCACGATCAAGGACTATACCCTGAAGCCTACGCATAGGGGCTGTGAGATCGCCGGTGACATACCATACCTCGGTAGTGCTTTCACCCGGAAGCCAGAACTGGTCGCCAAATACTTGTACGCCATAGATGGCATCAGGAGAGCGTTCGGCAGTGGCATAGTTGAGGGGATCAACCGACGTCTCTCCCGGATCAATCCAATAGAAACGTCCTTGGTATCCGTTGTCTTGTACTGGGACTACGATGACATAGGAGTTGATGACTGCTACGTCGATAACACCCTGATCGTCAGGCATATAGACTTGACTGATAGTGGGTGATCCACCACCAGTAAGGGTTCCTCCGTTCGACCAAGCCAAGGAAGCCCCTGTCTCGGTAGTGACGATTCCATTGCCGGGAGCGCCAGCAGTCCTAGCCCTTACGGCAGACAGCGTAGAGGTATATCCGGTCGCCAACACCAAGGGATGAGCCGTCAGGGATGTCGAATAGTCTGTTCCGGGAGTACCCGAGGCATTGACTGCATAGTAGAGACTTGCAAAAGCCTCTGTAGTGGTAGTACCTAGATTGATAAGCCAAGGATTACTTGATGTCCCGTCTGGAGTACCTGAATCGACAGAGCCAGAGGTATATTCGTAATAGACGTCACCGATGCGTACCTGATCGGTATCGGCAGGAGTTCCGGTGAGAGAGTTAAGGGCGTAGCCATTCCCGACATAGACTAGAAGGGTTGCGCCGTCTGTGATGAAACAATACTCAGGTGTATTTCCGATGACTGCCGTGATAGCCATGTTGACAAAACCCTTATCCGGGTTAGTCAGGGCGTTATACACCAACGTAGAGTTGAGTAGGTTATCCATCCTATACAATTCAGCGCCAGAGGCAACGAAGAGATCGCCTGAGAAGGAGCCAGCCTCCGAGGCTAGTCCACGGATAGGACCACTACCTACAGAGGTGAGTTTCTTCATTCCGGGTCGAGCCAGAAGGGCTGATCCGTCATCACTTAGGGAAGGGTTCTGCTCGAAGTACCTATTCTTTAGGAGTAGATCGGCTTCGTCAGCAACCTGTCGGCGGTAGTCGTCTGTATTGAAATTTACTCTTACCATGGCCATCCCTTGTCAAACATAGAAGTCGGGTTATATAGCCAGTCGCTATTACCCCAAAGATATCGATCACTCGATACGATAGGAGAACGAATAAGCGCCAACTCAGAACGCTGTGGCACATTCTGTTTATAACGGGCACGGAGTTGGTTACGGCTACGGCTAAAACTAGCCTGAGCCTGTTCATCTACGGTTTGACCATACGACGGATTAAGCTCCATCGCCAATCCGATGATGAAGAAGTTATCAAATTCCTCTGGAAAGGGGAAGGTGTCAGATGTAGCCAGAGGGGCATACTTCTGCCAGTTTCCTAGATCGGCTCGATAGAACCATTCTGCGTCATATCCAGCAGTGTTGATCCCCAAGGTTGTGGCACCTTCAAACAGTCTGCCATTTCCATAGATCGTGACTGGATAGGTATCGAGATTGTTTGATGCATCTATCAGGGCAAACCTCGTGCCATCGTCAGGGTCTGGATGTAGGTATAGGTTGATACTAGACGTAAGGTTTAGGATAGTCCTTATATTCTTAGGTACGAACCAATCATTAGAGGGTTCATTGCCCCACCAAGGATATCCACCCGGACGTGAGATGTTGTTGGAACCTAGAGGAAAGGCAGTCAACTGGTTACCAGCCTCGTTACCAAACACCGACTTAACCAGACGGTTTAGATACCTCAAGGCTTCAGTCTGCTGAGCCGTGGTAGGATCAGTACCTATAGAGACGAGATTACTCTTACGGTATGCATCAGTGATGATTTGAGAGACTGTAGTCATTATTACCTCGCTTGATGAGTCCTAGTAAGGACATATCGGATGTCGTAGATATCACAGGTTCCGTCAGCTCTGACTTTTACGACACCTCCGTTACTTTGCCAAGTATCAAGGGTGTAACCATCTACTGTGAAATTAACAGGGCGTTCTACGCCATTACCCTTTGGGAAGGTGATGATACGACGATAGAGTTCGCCTACAGAGCCACCGATGTCGATCCAACATTCTAGATAGGTAGTAGACCCACTAGAAGGTTTTGCCTTGAAGTCGATAGTGATAGACAGGCCGTCTCCGTTACGACCAGTGATATAAGTTCCGTCATAGAAGGTAGTAACATCTTGTGGTTTCTGAGTCTCGATGACAGTCGTTTTATCATTCGGTAGGTTTGTATCTGTGTTGGCAGCCAGAGCAAAAGGAGATGCCGAGGTATAAGTACCGTCGGTGTAATTACCCCAACCTGTTCCGTTTGCACGACCTACCAAAGAGTTGATAAGAGAGCGTACCAGACTAAAGGCTGATCCGTCTGCGAATGTACTAAGAAAAGCCATTAGATATCACTCCACGTATTTAAATCGTTCCATAAAGTTGCATCTACCCAGATATTCTCTAGAAGAGAACGTAAAGCGGAAAATACGTTACTCCATGTACAAATCACGTCACACCGAGTACGCCAGCACCGCTAGAGGCGGTAGTGACAGTCCCTCCATTTTTGGATAGGTAGAAAGGCATAGGATAGTAGACACCCGCCGTTACGGCTAGTGCATTGATTACGGTATAGGCGTCTTTGCCGTCACCGGCGTTGGCAGTGACAGTGACAGTACCAGACGCGGTACAAAGGAAGCCGCCGATGGCATTCCCATTAATTACTTCAGTGCTATCAGCCGCAACAACGAGCGGATTATAGCGTTCTGTGATGATCGACATATTGCCTCCTTAAGAAAAAAGCCGAGGGTTTGTATCAGTGACCCCCGGCTTAGGTAGATTAGCCGTTGATACGGACGATCTTGGGACGACCGTTGGCGGCAATGTTGGCTTCGAGTGCGACGTCGAAACGGATGTCGTGCTGACCCGTCGCAAAGTCCGAGTTCTGCCACATACGGACAGAGACAGGAACCTTAGTAAGCGACTTCCGCATCGCCTTACCAGTGGCAGGCATGATGAGGTCGGCAGTGCTTACGAGGACGGCACCCTTGTTCGCAATGAAGCGAGGCTGGAGGGTAGCACCAGCCGCACCCTTATGGGTAACGGCAAGACCGTCAAGCGATCCGGTGTAGTCCACCGTCTTGTACGGACCCGAGGCGATGATAGCCGGGAAGATGCGGACGTTAGAGAACGCACCAGCCGTGGCGGTGTAATCACCGATGACACGGAATTCCTGGAGGTGGTCCAGACGCTTCTTGGCACGATTGTCATAGGCGTACACACCCGCGATAGTGAACTGTTCACCATCAACGAGGGTGACGGAACCAGTCTGGCCATCGATATTAATCGTCTGCGTCTTGAACTGACCGGGAGCGCCCGAGATGGCAACACTTTCGTAAGTGACAGCCGACGGAGCATTCGTGACCGAGGTGGCTGTGGCGACACGGGTACCAACGGTAAGAGCCGGAAGCTGCTGGGTAAACAGAGTGTTCACACCCGCGACTTCACCCGACCAACCGCTACGGTACACGCCTGCACCGACATCAGTCAGCGAGGCATTGTTCGAGACAACAGCCGAACCAAGAGCCTGCTTGTCACCATAGGTGAGAACAGCCCGGAGGTCCATGTCTTCTACACCCTCTTCCTTCAGACGGGTATAACCGGAGGCGACGTCATCCCAACTGGCGACGGCGGAGGTGCCATCACCAAGCCAGTTGTTACCAGCCTTGGCGGCATAACCGAGGATATAGGCGTCGATGTCGGTAGCCAGACGGAGGGCGGCAGCCTTGAGGGCTTCCGACTCACGGGCGGCACCGATGTCACGGATTTTGACGAAATCGCCCCAACCCATGCTCGAACCAATAACCTGCTTGAGCTGGTACTGTTCCGAACCGAACGTGGTATCCTGAGTACCACCAGAGAGGTCATTGACCGCACTCGTGGTAAAGGTCGTGGTGTAATCCGGCACAACCTGTTCAACAACAGTAAGGCCGTTACGGTCATTCATCTCGCCGTCAAACTTACGCCAAGTGACGAGGTCTGCGGAGACAAGGTTATTCTGGAAGATCGCAGCAAACGCGTTAAGCACCAGTCGCTGTTGATCTACAGTAATAGTAGTCATACTAGACTATCCTTTCATATGAGTATGAGGACAGCCTTTACTTTTTAAAGAACTTCTTTGCAAAGGCGTCCAAATCATCTGTCGAGTCTGGAGTCTCCGCTACTGCCGCTGCCGATCCCTTGTTACGGGGAGGAGGCGGAGGAGCCTTACTAGATTTGACAGACTTAGTGGGTTTGACCTCGTCAAAGAACTTAGACTCAATCCTTCCGAGTGCGATAGTTGCCTTCTGTGGGCCACTGTCTACAATCTTCTGGGCTTCGTCTGGGTTATTTGCGAGGTAATACAGGACGTCAGTGCCGTGGTCCATACTCATCAACGTAGTAGCCAAGTACTCTCCGTAAGAGGCGTCGATATTTTCAAAAGTACCGAGCAGTTGCTCGCCTTTCTCATGAAAATCTGGATATCGCTCCAGAGCGGGTTCGAGCTTCTCATTCCAATTATTCTGCAACTCATTACGTACCTGATCGTATTGTTCCTTTTCCCTCGCCTGTTCGGCTTGGGTCTGGGCCTCTTCTTTGTCCTTAGCAAGATAGTACTTGGTAAGGTCTTTGAAGTAGTTGGGATCGAATTCACCCAACGGGTACTTGTCGTTGCCGTCTTCGTCTAGGTCAGACGGAGTTGGTTCGGAGGTGTTGGTACCAGCCTCAGGAGTAGGTTTAGGCTTGGTATCCTGCTTGAGATTTTGCAATTCGGCTAGGGCGGCATCAAGCCGTTCCTGTATAGAGGTTAGTTCGCGTTCTGCGACCCTCTGCTTACCTACTGCTTTATCGATACGTTCTTGGAATCGGTTCTTTTTCTTAGGCTTGACGTCTTCGTCAGGCTCGTCGTCCTCATCCTCTGCGAGGGTATCATCCTCGTCCTCGTCGTCCTCATCAGGAGTCTCTTCGGAGGTGTCATGAGCATTATCGGGCGTATCTTCTTCGGCTTCGTCTACGTCTTCTTCCGAATTAGCCGGTTCGGGCGTAAGGTCTTCTGGGCTAAAGAAGCTCTTACTGAAGTCGTCGAGGTTGCTGTCGTCGATTACGGAATCGTCCTGCTGGACATTTGGGTCTTCACTCATATCAAGGTTTGCGGTCCTTTAACCGTTTGCGCTTCTCTGTTGCGACGGAGTTCCCGAGCCGGAAGTGCGTGTAGCTGCGGGGGTCGAGGGTTGAGTGGCCTTTTTCATGGCCACGTCATGATTGTTTTGAGCTGTTTTTATAGCCAATTCGTGAGTACGGTCGGAATCGACACGAGAGGCGGAATGTTCTGCCTCTCCTTTTTCTCGTTCCATGTCATGCTCATCGAGCTTGGCTGAATTATCAAGAATCGTCTTGATGGCGTCAAGTTCGAGCTGATTTCCATCGACTTCGTTATCCGAGAGGGCGCGAATACGCTGAGTCTCGGCGTTATAGATATCGACTTCGTGCTTGTCTTCCTTGGCTGCATCCTTAGCC